GATAATGCAATTGAAAATTTAATGTCGTTCTTCGGTGGAGTTTTCTCCTTATTCGGTGTTGCCATAATAACCTTTTGTTAAATTTAAAATGTTTTTGTGAGTGTTGATTCTTTCAATATCATTTCTTTGAGTGTATCAATTTTACCTACACATAGTTTTTGTATAGCGCGATATGTATCTCGGGGAGGATATTGAGTTAAAATTTTGATTGTAATTAATTCTTTGTCTGGTCCTAAATCTTGTTCTATATGAACCATGAGTACTAAACGAATTGCTCGTATGCGATCTAAAACATCAATTAGTCGACCATCATATCGAACTATTGCCTGCATTGAATATTTGTTCCTAGGAACTGCCATATACTTCCTTTATTATAAATATTCGAACAGTAAAAAAGGGATGACCGAAGCCACCCCTTTCCTTATTCCTTAATTCAATAAATCATTAATTAAAATAATTCAAATTAAATATTAAAGAGTATTCAATCCGTGTACGTATACTTTACCGTAGAATTCTGAACGAACTACTTTTTTCGCGTAACGTGTCATAACACCTTTACGTGGTGTGAAGTTAACTGGATCATATACTAATGGAGTCATGATCAACGGAATATATGGACTAAATACAGCACCTGTTTCTAAGAACTGAGCACCTCTGAATCCCATTAAGATTACGTTTTCTGTCATGTAAGGGTTTTTGTAAACTGTGTAACGATTATTAATCGAACCAATTTTTTGAACACCTGCAGCAAATTCCATTTTAGTACCGTCTGTGTCTGCAGCAAATCCTGGGATAGACTCAAGAATTGTAGCTACTGATGGACTAGTTACTAAGAAGTTTGCACCTCCACGCAATGTTTTTTGGTGAATTTTGTTAGATACTTTTTGAAGTTTAGTACCTAAAGTTTGGAACCAACCACCTTGAGTGTTATAGAATCCATCACCCGCTGTACCAACTGTACCAGCCGCAGCTTGTGTAAAGCTAGTTCCATTCCAGATGTTGTTGTTCAATGCTGACCAATACTCAGTTGTTGGAGCTGCAGAGATTAACATGTCCAAGATCTCTAAATCGATTTCCATAGATACGTACTCAGATAACATTGAAGTTAATTCTGCTTCAGCATCAATTGAATGGTAAGCGTTTAAATCTTGAGCAAATTCTGGAGTCCATACTGCTTTCAACTTACGTGTTTTAGCAACGATTGGATCTGATTGCATTTCCAAGTTAATTTCTGGAATATCAATATTGGTATTGTATCCATTGCTGAATTGTCCAATATTGTCCTCAAAATCACCTCTAGTAACATCAGTTGGTTGTTTGCTATATTTAACTGTTAATGAGAAAGATCCTGTAGTTACAGCTGTAGAGTCGATAATGAAATCGATTGAACCAACTGTTGTTCCGTCTAATCTAGTGAATGCTGCATAGTTAGCTAATGGAGTTGACCCAGAAACTAATGCAAATGAACGAACTGCTAATGGATCTAAACCTGGCAATGATGAAGTTGCAACAGTAATTCTTTTGTAAGAAGTTAATGCACTTGTAAAGTTACCGTCAAAGTTAACAGATCCAGAACCAGCTACAGAACCAGTACTAACTGTTGCTGCTGTACTTGAAGTTTCGTTCATTGAGTAACCAAAACGACCTGCACCATATAAACCACCTGCTGCATCTGAACCTGTAGTTGTTACACCGAACATAGAGTCTAATGCATTAGGGTTACCAAATGGATCACCTACTCTGGAATTGTTATCATCATCAAATCCAGGTTGAGCTGTACCATATTTAAAATCTAAGTAAAATACTAGACCAGATGGCAAGTTCATTGGTTGAACTGATACAAATTCTTTTGCTGCAAATTCAGCAAAGATTCTTCTTACTAATGGTAAAGCAACACCAGCCCACTCTTCAGATCCTGCTGTTGTACCTGTAGACGATGCTTCTTTTACTAATTGACGTGCTTGGTTTTCAAGCAATTGAGCCATTCCGGCTTTTTCAGTTTCGGTTCTAAGACCTTCTAACAATCCTGTCTTCTCCCATTTAGAAACTGCTAATTTAGCATTGTTTCTTTGAACGAAGTCATTTGTTTGTAATAAATTTGAAATTGACATTTCTTTTTCCTTTTTTTTTTAATGTTATAGCAATCCTGCTAATTTTTTCCAACGATTAGCTAATTCAAAGCCTTCAGTTAAAACTTGAGTAGTTTCTTTCTTTGGAGCCGTTGATGCAGCTGGTTTAGATGCATACGATTCTTTAACTACGCGTTTTTTAGTTGATGGGCGATTGAATGATTCAGCCAATGTACTAAATACTAATTTAACTTCTCTTGTGTTTCCAGCTCTGTCAAAGTTTTCAATTACTTTCATTTTTTGACCTTCTGTTAACTCAAAGTTACGGAACAATTTGTTTGTGTAAAGAAGTTTTGCATTAAGCAAGTTAACTTCTGAAATTGTTGACTTCATGATGTGAATTGCATTGTAAGCTTCTTCTAACTCAGCTTTCATGGCTTCCATTACTGAATCATCTTCCACTTCGTCTTCTTCCTCAGCTTCATCTTCTTCACGTAAAATTGATTCAATGATTTCATCGATATCCATGTCGTCGCCTTCTTCTAGATCGTCTGGCATACTGTAACGTTTCTCCATCATCGGTTCTTCGTCGTCCATCATGTCGCCTTCTTCTAAATCGCCTTCTAATTCGCGGATGATTGCTTCAAGATTAAGATCTTCATTGTACTCATCTGTCATTTCATCGTCCGCCATCATGTCATCTGCCATAGGTGCTTCTTCGTCACCCATCATGTCGTCTTGTGGCATTTCTTCGTCGTCTGTCATTGCATTATCAATTTCAGCGTCAAATGATTGTCCGCCTACGTTGAATGAAATGTCGTTATCGACCCAGTCAACACCTTGTGATTCGTCCTCTGCAGGTACATCACCCATATCGCCCATATCATCCATTGCTGGATCTTCAATTGACATTTCGTCATCCTCGCCTTCGATTTCATTAGTTAACTTAGTTGCTAACATTCTTTCTAAACGTGGGGCAAATGCTTCTTGTAGAGCGATCTTTGCGTTTGCTAATGCAGTTTCTTTAACAGCACGAGCGTCAGCGATTGCTTCTTTTAGCAAATCTGATTTTGCCATAAGTTTTACTCCTAAATTTTGTTTTTTGGAAATAAGATTATTTGAAATCTTAATAGAATATTTTTAATTGTCTTTCACGCTATATTAAGGTGGGAATAGCGTATTCTAAGAATAAATATAAGCATGAATGAAAAAACAGTAAAAAAGCCCTAACTTTTTACGGCTAGGGCTTAATTAGAACTTATACGGCGCAATTTCGAAACGCTTATAAGATTTTAATTTGCATGTTGATTGCGTACCATTTGCATAAACTTTGCATGTTGCAATTTTTGACGCTTTATCACTCCTGGTTTGATAAATTCTCGTCTATCTTTAGTTTGTTCTAAGATTCCGGCAGATTTTACTTTGCGTTTCCATGCTTTAAGTGCATATGCTAAATCTTCTCTAGTTGACCCGATAACGTTGACAGCTAATGATTTTCCTGGTACTGTTTGTTGATGTTGTTTTTGTTTTTTACTCATATAACTTGTTTATAATTTTATGCAACCGGTTGTTCTGGTTGATTTCTTACTTTGAATCTAAAATGTTTGATGTTTGGTAATTGTGATATATACCCTTGAATTCGTTGAGCTTCTTTGCCCGGATTTTCTCCTAAACGAAAATAGATATATGCACTTTTTCCAGTTCCAGACAATTTTTTAGTTACTACAACAAATCCTTTTTTCTTGGTCCATTGTAAAATATCCATCAATGTTTGTTTGGCTAATGCTGGATCGATCATTACCATTTCAACTCCGCCTTGATACTCAGTAATACGATTATCTAAACGAGCTTCGTCGATTTCTTCCGATGTCATCGCAGACATAAGATCTTTTGTTTTTGTTAATTCTTTATTGTATTTTGTTAAATTTACAGTATCTTCTATATCTAAGCCAGGAACCACCGGATGTTTTTTTGCTGTTTGTTCAGTTAATCCAAAATAGTCTCGATATAATTGTTTTAGTTTATTCATTTTATTGCCTTTAATATAAAAAATATCAATCAAATATCCAAATTATTGAACATCAAAATAACGGTTTAAATGTTGTCCGATATTTTCATAACACATTGCCATTCGATCTTGTGATTCTTTTAATTCACGTGCCGCTTGTTCAAAATCACGATAATCTTCATGCATTCTTTTATTGTTCTTTTTGTGAGCAACATTAGACATCCAATCTTCGCCTTCTGTCATAATGCGGTCAGCATTTTCTACAATTCGTTTAACACGTTCAACAATTTGTTCTAAATCGCCTTTGCCATATACTGATTCACCCAATGCTGTAAAGTTAGCTACTTCTTGTACGAATGCTCTTTTTTCTTCCTTAGACATTGGTTGTGGCTTATCTTCTAGAATCGTTTCCAAGATAAATTTTAAGTTCGGTGTTCTCATGTTATATTCTACATTTACCATTATCACATAAAATCGATGTAATAATGCTGTTTACTTTATTATATTTGTTTGTGGTAGTACTAGTACCAACTGACTCGTGCATGTGCGTAGGCCGCATAAAAGCGCCATGAGTCGAAGGATTAGAAACAAAGTCCCAACAAATCAATTCAAAATCTTCTTGAACTTCAACAGTACCCTCACTTCGTAGTTCTTTAACAGATCCTAAACCACGAGATGATATACCTAGTGTGATACCTGCTTTGAATAAAGCCTTTAAAATGTTTCCACTTGGAGTTTCAAGAATCTGTACAGCTCCTTTTAAATCATCGCCATCCCACCAAATTTTCAAAATGTTATGTGATACATTGTTCAAGTTAACTACAGATGACTCTGGGTGATCTAATTCACCTAATGCTCTGTGTTGATCAATATACTCATTTTGATATCGACGACATTCACGTTCTAGTATGTTTCTTGGATATATTCTACCATTCTGATTTTTAGATCCAGCTCTTTGCAAAACTCCTTGTACAACAAAACCACCAGGTATCCCATATGCAGCTCCACCTGATTCAGCAAGTGAACCAATTGGTTTAAATGGCATATATTCTACTATTAGTTGTTTGTTCATGTTATTCTCCTAATGATCTTACTCGTTCTGATATTTTGATTAATCGTTCTGAAATTTTATTCAAGGCCTTTGCTGTTGCTGGGCCGTATGTTGATGATGCTATGCCGGCCTCAGTTTTTAGTCTAGAATTGTATTGTACTAATTTTTCAATTTCATGAAGTTTTTTAGCAATTTCTTGTATTGTATTTTTTACTTTGCGGTCTGGAGACATGGTGGCATCGCCTGTTGCAAAGCTACGATATCCTTCAATTAATTGCTCGTATTTTTTTTCTAATACATCTTCTACTTTGAGCTTAGTACTAGTATCACGATCTTTTTTACGGGCAGTTCCGGGAGTATTTGTTATATCTTTAGATGGATATTCCATATCTTTATTCCACCATATGTTATCATCTAATGAAAATGCAAATTTATCATTTTGCACTTCTTCGTCAAATTCTACCGTTTGATATTGTCCTGGCTTCGCTGTTTTAGAAACAGGGCCTTTATCTTCATTTACGCGTTCATATTTAACTGATTTGCTTTTCCATTTTCCTGGCTTAGCAAATGCAGCTGGCGTATTAAATCCTGCTACTGCTCCCGTAACATTTTGTTCGTCTAAATCATCTTCATTGACATGAGCATCATATATTTCAATTGAATGCGAATCAAATGTAGCTAGTAAGTCTGCAAGTTCTGATGCATTGTCTGAATAATAATAATTAGATCCTCGCAAACTAATATCTTTATAATTTCTAGCAACATCAGCGTATATATCTAATGCTTCTCGAGCATCGCGTATAGCTACTTCTATATAATTAGTATCAGCTTGTTCATACTCAGCAAATTTATCATCCATTTCTTTTAACAATGATCTCATGAGTGCATTCCTTTTAATTCGCGAACTAAATCAAAATAACGTAACAATGATAGTACATGCGATTCTTTGATTGTTTTCATTGATTCTACATTGCAAAGCATTTCCGACAATGTGGCTACTTTAATTTTGGTTGCAGCATCCGTTATTGATTTTGTTTGTTTTGCTAAATCAGATTTGATTGCAGGAATAATTTTTTGAATATATTCTCGCAATGCGGTTGTATCATTAACGTGAGTAATGTATTTGTTCAACAACTGTTTTTGAGATTCATCTAAAACTGAATATTTTTCATTGAATTTATCAATCAAAATTTTATATGATAATAATCTCATATCTTTTGGTTGAGCTTCAAATGTTTCCATTATAGAATCGATTGCTGGTTTGACGCGTTCTGTAATTATACTGTGATCAATTATCGCACGTTTACATTCCATTAATTGTTTAGGATTATCCGTTTCATTGTATTCAAAAATCATGTTGATTGATGCTAATACTTTGTAATTATTGATATGCATTTTTGCCATATCCGTAAACACAAATTTTTCTGAAATTTCTTTTACTAAATTATATCGTTGGCGTTTTAATAATGATTGATTTAATTTGTCATATGTCGATTTAACAGTACGAATATAATCTAGTGCGATAGCTTCACTTCTGAACTGTTCTTTTACTAGAGAATTATACAATTGTAATTCCTTAGATAATTCAGTGTTTCTGCCAAAATACTTTTTAATGATATCAATCGTTACTGATTTATTTGATGTCAATGTTTCTGAGGTTAGTTTCCTCACTAACATTTCAAATAAAATACCCGTATTTTTGTATTTTGAATGTTTGATTTTCTTCATGCTATATACGATGCCTTGTTTTTTTAATAAATATGTTTGTATTATAAAATGTTGTTTTCATCTAACATAGTACCAGCATCTGAATCAGTTTGTGATATTTTACTAGATTTCAATGATTCAGTAATAATTGATACTGCTCGTTTTTTAGTTTTTAACTGTTTAAGCATTCGACTTTCAACTGCAACAGCACCGGCTTGATTTTTAAATTTTGGATCGGGCTGAAAAGCTGTTTTTTGATTTTCTGGATTGAAATCTTGTTTCAATTGTTTTGCACCTGTCGGATCCCATCCAAATTCATTTTTATGTTGACCAAATTTAATTCCTTCTTTTGGTCGACCTCCCTTATCTGATTCTTCATTGCTTGACATATGAGCTGTTGCCAAATCATGTGGCGTTCCAAAAGATACTCCGGTAACTGCCGGATCATTTCCTTCTGTTTCAATTTGATTTTGACGGAATCTCAATTTCAAATCTTCGATAACATTGGTTCTTTCCTGCAACCATTCTTCTTCTGACATATTGAATATGTATTCGTATATGTATTTATCAGAAACTAATTTGCTGTCTTTCATTGCATTTGCTAATGTAATTTTTTCATTCATTAATGCAACTTTTTGTTGATCGTATATAATAGATGGTGCTGTTAATTCTAATTCAAATCCAACTAATTCTTCGCCTTCGAATCCTTGTGAATATAAATGCACTATCGCAATTTTAACTAGTTCAGAACAAACAATTTTTTGAACACGTTCAATTGTTCTAGCAAAACGAATATCCATCGAAGCTAATGTAGTTTTTCCTTCAACTGCTTCAGCATATCCTAAAAATGGTTTAGGAATTTTAAGTGCCGCCATCATTTTATCTTTGATGTATTCAATATCATCCATTCCGGTAAATGTCATACCGGGCAATGTATCAATCTGTGTAGATGATTGACCTCCACGCACTGGCAAGTAATAATCTTCCAACATATTGTTAAGATTAAACTTTAAGTTGTAATTTCCTGTTTGTGGATCAACGTGTGGAATCTTTTTCATTTTATTGATAATTTGTTCCATGAAACTATCAACTTCATTTGTAGGAATATTACCAATATCAATTTTAAAAATACGTTTTTCTGGTGCACGCATAATTCTATGAATAAGCATTGCATCTTCCATCATCATTAATTTTTGAAATTCTTTGCGGGCTCCTTCTAACATTGATCTACCATATGGCAAAAAGTTAGAATCTGATAGCATACGGAAATGTGCAATTTCAAACACATCATATGTTGCTTGTTCTGATGCAATATTTTTGAATTTAATATCATATTCACCAGTTGCTTCATTGTATTCTTCCCAACGCTCCATTTCATAACTAGAAAATGGTCGGGCATTTAATATTCCAATTTCATCGGCAATATCTAATTTTAAAAAGAAATCACCGTATTTGGTCATGTTTCTAATCCATGTCCATAAATTGAATTCAATGTTTAATACATCATAAAATAAATTATAAAGTATTTTTTGAATACGAGTATCATTGGTTTTAATTGTTAAAATTTCACCAAATTGATCTGCTAGTGTTGATTCATCTGAATAAATATCTAATGCTGATGATATAATTGGATCTTTGTCCATCATTTCGTAGTCAGCATAAAGTTGCATACGGTTTTGGTGCATGTAATAGTTGGAATCATATCCACCCATTCCACCAACTCGATGTTTGTTTGCTCCGTGCAGTCTTGTATATCTATCTGCTACTTTACTTTGACCTAAATTTCCAACTGATTGTAAGCGGTTTGTATCAACTACTCGAAGTTGATCTTTTCCATATGCTCTAACAATTACATTGGTTCTAAATAGATTTTGTAAACGTTTTCTTAATGACGCCATATTTTCTTTTTTATATAAATATAACTAAGTACAATCTATGGTGTTTTATTTGATAAGCCAAGTAAGGCTTTCATCATTATAACCATTATTCCAAGTCCAACCCGTATCTTGATTGTTTCGATTACCGGTATAAATTACATTGGTGGATTTTTGAAATGATGATAAAGCTCGTTTATTTAATTCAATTCCTTGTTGTCGCAATTTCAAAGTAGAATCGCGAAGCCATAGTCCAATACAGAATGCCATGACTAAATCATCGTTATAACCTTGCTGTGATTGGGCTTTGCCATTTAGCCATATAAATACTAATAGTTCTTGTATCAGTCTCTTACTGCGAATTATAGGTGTTTTTTCACGCATATACATTTCTAATGCAGATATCATTAATGGTCTAGTACGCGTTGTAGTTGATACTCCAGGAACCATTTGGCTCTTATCTTTCATATCATAACCTTTTTTCAATTGTACATCAGCATCGGTATATCCGTCATCTTTATATGTATAATGTAAATTTTGATAACCTCTATCTAATGCCGGTTGAATTGCGGCCCAACCAATATTTGCATTTTCAATTGCTAGCAATGCATTGTTCCATTCGGTTGCAACAGTTACTAGCATATGGCCGAATTCATTAGGTGGTATTTTTCCTTTATACTCAGCAACCTGGCGTACGTCTTGTACATCGAAAATATGAAAAGCTGAGTAATCGCCTCCATCTCCACGTGCAACGTCAGCTACTACTAAATAATCACGTTCATAGTTAGGATATTCCCAAACCCAATAATTTCCATCAAATCCTCGACGTTCGATCGGGTCAATAGTTTGTGCGTCATATTCTAATAATAATGGACCATCTACCACCGTGTGACCTGAACTAACAAAGTCACAGTCACATTCCTGTGCCGCTCCACGTTCTCCTAATAAGCGAGTTTGTTCATCACGCCAATCTTGATCTCGTTCTGGATGTACTGTCCAATGCAGTTTGACTGTATGGAATCCATTGATATCTGCCTCAGCATCTGCCCATGTTTGATGAAACCAGTTACCCACACCATTTGGTGTAGATAGTACTATTGCACCCCCACCCGTAGATAATGTAGCTTGTGATGCAATCCAAATTTCTTCAATGTTTCGAATAAATGCAGCCTCATCGACAATTAATAATGATAATGCTTCTGAACGTGCTCCTGTACCCGCAGATGATACTGCTTTGATTTGTGAGCCATTTTTAAATTTTAGTGATAATTTATTGTCTGCTTCAATTGTACCTTTTAACCAACTTGGCAAGTTGTCATGCATGACTCTTACTTTTGTTACAAGGTTTTTTGCAACTTCTTGTGTTGTTGCAATAACTAATACATTGAAGTCTTCATTGAATAGCATTGACCATAAAGCAAAGCCTGCCGCCAAAGTTGAAATACCCAACTGTCGTGATTTTAATATTACATTGTAACGATTATCACGCAATTCTGTTAATGAATCTTCCTGGAATGGAAACAAATTAAATTTAATCTTTCCGCGCTTAGGATGTTGGATATAACAATAATTTCTCATAAAAAATACAGGATCTTTAGCACACATCATGTACTGTTGCTGTATAATTTGTTTGATATTTGGTGTAGGCGTTGGCATAGTTTACTTAGTTAGGTATATCACTACAGATGTTGTTACAACACCTCCTATAAACCAAATAGCTGGACGATCATACCATTTTGGTTTAAATAGTTTTTCTCGTTCAATATACATGTTTATATTTTCTTGCAATAGTGATACTTGTTTAGTTGTATAATTTAATTGCAAAGAATCTAATTGAATTAGTGATTTTTGTTTGTCAATCAATGATTTTTGTTCACTAATTATTTGATCATTGATATCCGATAATTGATACAATGAATCCAACGTGAATGATATATCTATTACTTGTTCCTGAGTAAAACATGTGTCAGGTATTTGTGATAACCCAATTACTGGTATTAACAACAATATGATCAATAAATGTTTCATTATTTTTTAGGTCTTCTATTACGCTTTGTTTTAGCTAAAATATTTTCTTTAGCGTCAGCTACTGTACGTTCTGCTACAACAATATTTTCTTTAGCAGTTTCCAATGTCTCGATTACAACTTCTTGTTTAACAATTTCTTGTTTAACTTCCTCGCGTTGTTCTTCGATTACTTCAATTTTGCCTTCGAGCTCATCTACTTGTTGTTTGTTATCTGAAATTGCTTCATCTAATTCTTCTCGCTTTTTTGTTGAATTATTATTCATCATGAATATAGTTCCTGCGATTGCTGCAATTATTCCGATAATTGCTAGCCAGTATTTTTTAATTGTTTTCATGTTTATTTGATTGTTTATCTAGTTGTTTTAAAAAATTTTCTTTGAATATATTGAATTGAGATTGAACTGTTTCCTCAAATTCTTCTGGTGTCATTTTTGCAGACCATGATTCAGTTTCACCTTCTGAATTAGTAACAAATTTAGATGCCGTCGTATATGCTTCTTTTAACATTTCAACATCTCGCTCCGCGGATGCTAGCCAAGCTAACGCATTTTCTCGAATTTTTTGTTGTTCATAGTCTTCAAATTGACCATTAACTTTTAATTCGTGTTCCATTTCAATTGTGCAGTCAAAACACATTCCATGGATTTTTTTCATTTTTTTATCTAAATGATGTGTTCCGATACACGTGCATTTTTCTTTGCGACAATTAGGAAATGTTCTTAATTCTTCACGCACTGATTGCAATGCATCTGAATTCTTTGTTTTTTTAATTCTAAAACCTTCACATTGCTCAATTATAAATGTAGTGTTAGTTGTAGGATCTGTTTCTTCCCATATATCACCAACAGCATGTTTTTCATTGGTTTTAGCAGTTGCTGCCGAATCAGAAAATCCGACAGTCTTTCTAGTTTGAAATTTGTGTGTTCCTTGTAACATTTCTGTTACTGCTTTTACATTTTGTAACTTTTTTGACATATAACTTGTTATTTAATATTATTGTTGTGGTTCTGCAGGAGCATTTTCTATAGTACCTAATTTCTTAACTGCTAATTGTCGAAGCAATTTATAAAAATTTTGCAAATCTTCAGGTTCAGCTTCTTTCAATGCTAAATTAAATACTTTTGACAATGTTTTAATTCTCGCAATATTTCCGCCATCTTCGCGTAATTGATCTACAAATTTTTCAATTGAAATGGCTTGTTTTGTTTCAGCATCCATTTCCGGTTCAGGTGCTGGTGCAGCTGGTACTTCTGGTGCTGGTGCTGCTGTTGGATCAACTGGTGCAGCTGTCGGATCAACTGGTGCAGCTGTTGGATCTGGTGCTACTTCCGGAGCTGCAGTTGGATCAACCGGGTCTTCATCTTCTGGAGCAATTTGTTCATTGATAACACGCTCGATTTTTCGACGAACATATTCTCTAACTACGCGTTCTGCCTGTTCTCTGGTTAAGTTTTCAATTTTATCTGATAACACATCAGCTACATCTTTTGCTTCATCATCTTGTCGTTTAGCTAAACGCTTCAACGCAGTTTTTGAATCATATTCACCATTCTCTAAATCTTTATACAAACGATCATCAGCTTCATATTTAGGAACTAGATTTCCATTATCTACTACTTCTTTATCAGTTTTACGCAATAAATTTGGTAATTTCTCACCTGCAGATTTTGGATTCATTTTTTCATCCTTATCGTCCATTGTATAATCTTTTATATCTTTGCGATAAGTAGGTTTTTTATTTTCTGGTTTTTTGTATTTGCTTTTGTGTTTTTCACTCATCTGAAATATCCTATTTTTATATAAATATTACCTTGCGTACTTTAATACCCCTAGTAGTTGGTTAACCGGTGCGAATGCTCCTGTAAGTTTGTATGTGTTGCCATGGAATGTAAATACAACTCCTTCGGTTGGTACAATTGAATCAAATCCTCCTAATTTTTGTATGCGACGAAGTTCTTGTTCTAGCTTTTGTACGGTAGACGGATCTCCTTTTGCTTGTAAATCTTTTATTAGTTGAGCTAGTTCCGTTTTTATTTCTTGCACAGTCTTATCTGGATTTGCTGCTAAATAATTAGTTGCATTTTGCAATACCAAAACTCCCAATCTCAAAAAGATTGATTCAAATGGCTCTAGGTTTTGTTTTTTATATTGTTTAAAATCTTTTTTGTCGAAAGCATCAACCCACGCTAAAAATTCTGGATTTGTTATTTGTTTTTTAAGAATAGATATATTTGTTGATTTGTCAGCAAATGCCCATCGATATGTTAATGTATTAACTAGTTCGTCTGAAATTTCATAGCCTAATTGTTGAGCTTTTGTTTTAATAATATCTCGCCACCACGCTTTGTGATATTCACTGATTAAATCAGTATCTTTGAGATTGTATTTTTGTTGTAATTGATTTATTTCATTGAAAAATGCAGCTTGTTGATCTTCGAAATCATATACACGGCCTAATTTAATACGTTGTGGCGGAATAAATGAAAATGTTTTTTGCATATGTGCATTTGCATCTTGAATGATTTTTTGCATCATTGCACCACCGGTTAAATCAGTTTCAGTTACTTTGCCTTTTTCATCATATTCAACTAGGTTATGAAATTGTAAGTGAGCTTTATCATATGAAATTACATTTTTAGTTGCTGGATAAATAATTTCCATGTTAGCAAATACTCGTCCATTTTTGAATATTTGATTTAGTGTATTTTCTGGAATTGATCTAAATGATTCTGTTAAATCTTCTGCACATGCTCGATATGCATCTACTACTCGTTGATAATCTTCCCCAGCTGCTGCTCCATTTTTTTCTATAGTTAATTGTTGTTTGCGCTGAAAATCTGCAATAATTTCAGGAGCCGTCATTGGATTAATTACAGTTCCAGTTCCTCGAGCAAAACCAAGTTCTCCATTTTTCCAAGTAACTTGAATATTTTGGCCATCAGTTTTTTCTGTAACTGCATTTTCAATATCTAATCGTCCAGACAATGAACGAGCTACAATTTCTTTGATATCATTGAATGTTAATCCATGATCGTCCCATGGGTGTGCCATATGACCTGCGGCGCCGCCTTCGGTAATTAACTTGTTTTCTTTAATTAGATTGCCGTTAGTCATGGCTGATTCAATTCGATATACAACTTGACTTTTATCACTCGGCACCCATGGACGTCGTTGAGCCTTAATTGTTTTAGGAATCAATTTGATTAAACCAGTTTGTTGATTTAATGTTAACATGAATGGCATATGAAGCGGAACATCGAATTGATAATCAGAACCAATTGCTCCGGGCTTATTTTTTTGTACTTGTGCTACAATTTGATCACCATATTCATCTGCTAAATCATAAAATAAATTTTCAACGTCGTCTAAACTGATTGTTCCTTCATTTCTCGGATCATTTAAACGGTCAATAAAATGAGTAAACTCTCCTTGAAAATCTACATCAATTCCATATTCTTTAAAGAAATTATCAATGACTGGTTCAATTTCTTTTAATTCATCACGTGTAATGTAATTTTCGGTGATGATTGATTCTATTAATTTTGCGCCGGCCACTGTTTTAGCAAATTTATCAAAATCATATACAAATGATTGTCCTCTATGCTTTTCTAGATATGAACGTAAATGTTTAATTTTATCTGAGTGACGTTGTTTTTCTTTAGGATTCATTATGGCCTCAAACACTTCTTCAACATCTTCCGTTAATGCATTTGTCCACCAGCCTACACTTAACATGGCAGTCTCTTGGATATCTTTTAAAATGTTCCAAATAGTTTTTATAGTTGATTCAGGTTGTCCTGGATATGACATTTCAAATGTTTGGTAGTCATCAATCTCTAAAGTTTGTCGAATTGTTGATGCAGATATTGGTTGGCCGTTAGGATATAATAATGGATCGACATCTACATTTAATTCTACGGCATCTATTCCGCTTGGAATTGTTCGACCTTTTTTATCTCCAATTGTAGCATATTTATCAACATTTGGTACAAAGTCTTTGGTTCGAACATAGTCATCGCCTTTTGTTGAAGCTGCCATTGCATAACGACCAGTTGCATCTGGTGGCAAGGCAAATAAATATTCATACGCGGCCATGATAGGCGAATTGAATTCAGTTGGTTGAATTACAATTTTAGGATTATTATTAAGTAGGTTGAATATTTTGATAGTTTTTTCACGTGTAATACCATCTCTAGGTTTTTCGCCGACTAGCAATATTACTCGTTCAACTTGAGGATCTTGTGCATATCTTTGAGCTAATGCTAAATGAGCTCCAGTTAATGGTTTAAATCCGCCTGGAAACAGTACTGTTATTTTATTCATTATATTTTTCTTTTTATATAAATATTAAATTGACGCTCTAATTGGGAACGGTGGAGTTGTTGTACTTGCGCCTTGCGATCTACTCGATCGGTACACAAAATTTCTTAGTTTTATAGTAGCATTTGTAGCAACGGCTAAATTAAAATATATTATCGAATATATTTGACAATACATCCCTTGTCTATCTTCTAGATCCGTGTTATGCATGTTTAAATTAAAAACACCAGATGATATTTGGTTTGCTGATGTTGCGGTTGGTAAGTTATTCCCTCCAATTAGTGCATAATCTTGAAACGTATTATACAAAGTGGTAGTTGTATTATTATCAAATAAACTACCACTAGCTATATAGTGTCTAATTACTAATGATGGCGTTATTGATGACCCAAATGCGCTATTATCTAGTTCCATGGTAAATGAACATTGAATATCAGTTTCACCAGGCAATAAATATGTGTGAAACATACTAGCTGTAACAGCATTTGCAATTCCACCATCTATTGTTTGTGCGGTTGTAGATATCTCGTCTGGACTATAATATAAAACTCGGCCGATATTGATACCGTCTGCAAATTCATTATTCGAATCAAACAATGTAACACCTGTATTGCTTATTGCCGTAAATTGAGATGCTGTTACTGATCCATTTGGGTTAAGATGAAATGAACTTGCTGAAATTTCTATGTTTCCATTTGCGCCACTAATGAATGGAGCTGGATATTGTCCAAAGAAAAATCGGCGAGTTCGTATATCAACTTCACTGTCAGTGGTTGAATATCTAAAATAGCTAGCAGTATTTGCATATAATTCTATTCCTACTCCAGAATATGGAGCTCCGCCTTTAGTACCCAATGATCCAGACAATGCTGATCCGGACCAAATTAAGAATCCAGGAAACCCTGCTGTGAATCCTTCATATCCTAAAGACCGAATAAATCCAGTATTTTTATATCCACTTATTGCAATTCCAGAATCCAATGAATCAGCCACATACAATGAACCAGTAAGCATTGAGTATTCGCCATCTACATAACGATTTCCGCCGTACCAATCTAAGTTGTATACATAGTTAAGTTGTTTGCTTTTTACACCTGCAACATTGTAATATTCAATTTTAAATGAAAGCTGGTTTCCGGCTTTATGGGCTGTCGGTACCAATGTTTTCACCCTAGTATAATTAGGAGTATATCCAGCATCATTGTCTGATGTTGTTCGTATATCTGATACTTGCCAATCTCCCGCCTCTACTACCAACAATAAAACTGCGTTACCAACATTTTCAGTTTCAAAGCTAAAAATTATATCATCAAAACGTTGATTGTTTGTTGTTACTCGAAGTTCTCCGATACGCTTACCTAGTTTAACCGGTAATTCATTGTTAAAATAATCTGTCGTCGATCCATCAACGGCGCTACCGGATAAGTATATTGATAGCACCGGATCCAAATTATTGCTAGTTGAACTTCTTGTTCCTAAGGCATCCAATGTTATTTTATAGGCCGAACTTGATATAAATGCGCCAGAATATATAGATTTTAATTGTGCTACATGTACCGCATTTCTAGCTGTGATATTTGTTGAACTAGAAATTACCATGGCATTGTTTATCGAAGAAGTCGACCATAGTAATACGGGTGGTGTTGTTTCAGTGAAACCTTGATATGTATGGGCTTCCCAATATTCGTTTATAATACTCTGCGATGTAAACAAACCAATATTTAAGTCTGGATATATTGATGATGTGCTAGCAACGAATATTTCTGTTTCGCCTAATTCAACATCATTGAGCAATTCCCATGTTCCTATAGTACCATTGTTGTTTGCAAAAACTTTGATTCTAGATATATCGCCGGTAGCTGGTTCTAGATTATTAATTTGTAAAACTCCGTATGATTCTGAATTTTGTGTTTGAATGTATACCGGAGTTGCTTCATAACTCAAACTAAATGGAGATGCTGCGAATGATGAGTATGTGTGATTATTCACAGTTGGCGTTAGAACCGTATACTCTTGATCTAACAATGCCGTAGTCGGAGATAAGATCTTTTTAACCGAAGATGCATATCCTACGTTAGATACGGCGTAATTAGGTGTAGGTAAAGGATTTACAGGGTTTGGTACTGTAATGGTACCAGTCGCCATGTCATTTGTGAATGTTCCTCCGGTAATTTCAATGGCTGGTTGTAAATTATATGAAAAATATCTAACAGTTCCAGTATTATAAGTTGGGAACTGTGTTCCTGCAGGATATGTTCTATCTAGGTGTGGTCCTATTTCTTCATGCAATGTTATTTCTGGCAACGTGTCAAATATAATTTCAGAGATATTTGAAATATTAGGATTGACCGGGACAGTGCGAATCCATTTTATATTTGGTTTACCTTGCCATTCTGTTGGACTATATGCCGCTTCAGCAATCAATGTTATGGAACAATCACCTGGCGATGTTTCTGAATAAATGTAAATTGCAATTACACGGGACTTGTCTTCATCAATATAATCAACAACTTCATGATATATCGGATCTCCATTATAATCTAAGATCTCAACGTTTAAAAGGCCTCCAACTTTTAAATTTGTTGGATGACCTCGAAGTTTGAATAAATTCTTACCAGCTGTTAACTGTGTTGGAAAATCTGTTATTTGAAAATAATCAGGCGAAGTTAATGAAGTATCCGTTTGCCATACATCATTAAATTGTAAACCTTTATAAACTGCTTCTTTGCGTTTCATTACACCCTATATTCATTTTATATAAATATTAAGTGTGGGAGATTTGGCTGAAATTATTTATCTTGTTAACTTCTATCAATGAATCAACCATATCTCGCATTGTGTCTACATGTGATATTACAATTGAAAAATCAAATTTAGTACGGAAATAATCAAACAAATTAACAACTGCCGCAATGTGTTCTGCATCCAATGAACCCCAACCTTCATCTATTGCAATGAAATTCGGACGTGGTAAGGCTGAAACATTTATTAAAGCAATGCGTATTGCTAATGAACTAATGAATCGTTCCATTCCGCTAGTTAATTCTAAAGGCCAAAAATTATCTTCATCATAAATAATATATCCGTTAATATTTTTGCCATCACTTTGAAGCACCATATTAAAATCAACTACTTGATTCAATACATTGTTAATTTCTGCTTCAATTTTTGGCATAGCCTTTGCAATTAGTTCATATGGAACACCATCTCTTTTAATTGAGTCTAGATAGTATTCATATGCTTTGTATTCAGTTTCTAATTTCTTGTATGCATCTAATTGTTCAATTGCTGATTTTTTTGTAGTTTTAGCAACTTCAATTTTACCGTGTTTACTGCGAATAGTATCTGTAGTTTGTTTTATTAATACGGTTAATGAATCAATTGATTCTTTGCATTTTGCAATTTTACAATCTACTGTTTTATTGTGTTTGATTGCTGATTCATTTGCCCGGAAAGATTCTTGTCGCTCTAAACATGTTTCTAATTCAGATTCTCGAGTTTGTAAATCATTTTCTAAAATTTGAATTTGTAGTTCTTGTTTTTCAATTGACAATCTAGTTGTTTCATGTTGTTGATTGATTTTGATATACTCAGCATGGTCAATTTTAACATTAGCATACATTGCAATTTTTTCAGTTAACTCAGTTTGGGTTGCCGTTAATTGCGTTAATAAATCTGTATCTGCTGTAATCGTATTTTGTGCTTCAATTGCATTTTGTACGAATATGTTAGATGTACAGTATTTGCAGTCTGGATCATATTCGTGGTCGGAAAGATGATCAATTTTTTCTTGCTTTGCATTGATAATTCCTTGTTGTTTTTTAATGCTAGAATTTTGTGTGGATAATTTGAGTTCTAGTTGTTCTAATTCTTCTAGCTTGGTTTGTAATGATTCTTGATTGTATTTTCGTTTGTCTCGCTTAATGATTAAATATTGTTGAGTCGATGCTTCTAAATTTGTTTCAGCAGTATCAATATCAGCTAGCAGTTTGCTAATCTTTTTTGTAAGCTCGGATTCAGTGGCCGACAGTTCATCAATTTCAGGACCATTATACGTTGTTGGTTGTTTAGTTTCAATTAATTGTACAATCTCAGTTTGTGCTACATTTCGATCTTCTTGATATTGATCTTCTTGTTCTTCTAACTCAGTAATTGCTTGTTGATTGTTAGTAATAATACTATCAGCATCATTAATAATAATATCATAGTCCGTTTTCTTGTATGCTTTTAGTTTACCGGCAGTTTCTTTGCTTTCATCTGATGCTAGTTGATATAGTTGTTCAAATACCGTAATATCTAAAAATTGTGATAGCAAATCTTTTCGTTCACGTTGTGATTTTTCAATAAAATTATTATTATCGGCTTGCAATGAAAATGCAGTTAAAATAAAGTCATCATAAGTTCCTAAATAACGACGGATTGATTTATTAGTATCACTTCGTTCTTCCCCGTTTAAATTTTCAGTGTCAGTATAAAAATCAACTAAAACTTTTACGTGACCATTTTTTTGTTTGATGCCTGTGCGAACAATTGTATAAATAGTCCCATTCATTTCAAATTTAAACTTGCCGACAAATGTAGATTTTTTATTGTTTAAAACTTCATGTGCTTTACCGGTTTTACTACATTTATCAAAAATAGTATAAGTTATTGCATCTAACAATGATGATTTACCAGATGTGTTTGCAGCAAATAAACCACATACGTCTTGTAAGTTTTCAAAATTAATAATGTTGCCTTCACCATATGAAAACATGTTGTCAAATTCAAATTGAATAGGATGCCAGGTCATGTGACGAACTGATTCGATTGCTGGCAGTTTTGAATTTATTGTGCGATTAATATGTCTAATTGCATCTGTTTCTTCGGTAGTTGCTTGTGGATGATTTACCGCAATATAATCGGTAATCAATGTATTTTGATATTCTACATCTCTAACATTGCCAATAGTAAATGAAGATGATGCATTAGTGTCAGGTCCGTTACTACTTCGTTGTATTGTAATATCCTGTACATCATATTTTTTACGAATCGTAGCAATTAATTTTTTCATGTCAGCTGCTGCAGTTTCATGAAATTTAATTCTAACACGTGGTTTGTTTGGCATTCGGTGTGGCGATTTTACAATTTTAGTTCCCTCCACTTCCAAAGTTACATAGCCATAATCATTTTGTATTTCTACAAATTCGGCAACTCGAGATTCGATATCCCATACTAATATTCCATGGTCTAAGGCTTCTCCATGATTTTGTTGAATCAATGAACCTGGGTATGCAATAGTACGAGCGTCATCTAGATATTGAGCTGGTTTATGAATATCGCCTAACAATGTTAAATCATGTCCTTTAAATAATTCTGTAGTTACATGCTCATTTGATATCTGATACCCTATATCAGTTTTAGCAGTATTAACAGCTCCATGATGCAATGCAATTTTATATTCCGAATCGAAATCTTTAGCTAGAATGTATTCAGTCGGCGCCACATCTACCGCCATATGATTCCATGTAATACCTCCCAATTCAAACAATCCGTTTTCTTTGATGAATGTAATATTTGAATTGTTAATAACATCAAGTACTGGACTTATAGCATCAATTCGATGCATATTGTTTAGGTTCATGTCATGATTACCTAGTATAACAATTGTAGGTATTTCAAAGCCATTAAAAAATTCAACTAGCATTTGAACTAGTTCTGGCGACATATCTAATTTGCTATGCACAATATCTCCGGTCACTACCGCAATACTGTTAGGTGTGCTTGTTCTCGCAATATAATCAAACATGTTTTTAAATACTTCGCGGTATTCTTTATGTCGTTTTAATGTACGTATATGTATATCTGAAACATGATAAATTTTATCAATTTTATCTATTCCAATATCAATAGTTTTTATGTCCATATCATTCCCATTTTTAAATGCATTAAACCTTCAAATGTTAATACGTCGGTATCTGCTAATATATTTGTAATTTGTTTGAATCCTAATTCTGATGCATCTTCATTTGCTAGTTCAACAAAGTATACATTTAATCCTTCACCCATAAATCGTTGTGCAATTTGTACGGCATTCTTTAAAGCGTCAGCATCTAGACAAATATAAATGTCTCGTACATGCTCTTGAATAATTTTCTTTTGTAGGGCCGGTTGAATAATTTTACCAAATAATGGAATTGCGTTGCGTTTAATTGCAATTGCATCAAATGAACCTTCGCAAAGTATGATTGGTTCGGCCCAATTTATAAACATTTCAAACCCTATAATATCTTTTGAAATTTTTGGATTTTTATGTTTTTGTTTGTCTTCTTTATAAAATGCTCTGCTAACAAAATAATTTAATTGGCCAGCAGCATCATAGCTAGGAATAATTATTTTGCCAGAATATTCACCAGATTCACAATAACCAATTCTGTATTTTAAAATATCAAACGCCGTGATTCCTCGTTTTGATAAATAGTGTATTGCGTTTCGATAATCAGGAGTTAGTTTTTTAATCCAAAGTGGTCGATACTGTTCAGGTAGTTGAACTGCGATTGGTTTCTCGGTAACTGAGTTTTGTGATCGGTACCGGGTTGATTCAACAATTCGTTCTAGTTGTTCAAACTTTTCTTTGGATAAATTTAATTGTTTGAATAATGAAGAAATACTTCGACCCTTTTTATCCGAAATCCAACAGTGCCAAGCATTTTCACCGGCATGATTAGTGTTGATATTAATTTCTAGTTTGGGTTTGTAATGTGAAGTAAATGGAGAGAAGAATGCAATATTATCACCAGATGTTGGTTTACCTTTACCAAGTACTGATTCTAATAACTGTAATAATTTAAGATTCTTCATTAATAATAATATAATGAATTACACTGAGTAATCCAATTAAATAATATTATTAATATATTAATAATAGTTAGACACATACATTGCATTCCTGGTCTAACGATCGATTCAAATAAATTTTCATCAATCTATTAATAAAATGAATTTCATTAATTATACTGAATATATTAAAAATATTTCACAAATCAAACCATTACCTGAAAAAAGTTTTAATTGTTTTTGGTTCTTCGCCATCTTTTAAACATTCTGCAAACCATTCTGCAGGAATATCTTTTTTGGCTACATGATTTATGCCTAATTTCAATGCGTGCATTTCATACGTAGTTTTGCTAGCTTTTGATATTTTCTGTGCAGGTGCCTGAAATACCATGCGAATATCAATACCGGGATTGGATGCAAGAACATGTTTCATTTTAAGTCGGTCAATTGATGTCCAACGTCCCTTTGTTTCGATATACATTAATGAGCCATCGCGTTTAGTAAAAACAAAATCAGGTGTATATTTTGCTTTGCGTTCTGGTACTATATAATTTAATGTTTCTGTCTCGTAATTCAAAGGATATTCGTAACTTTTTATTTGATCAGCTACCGTATGTTCTAATCCAGATTTATATCCATATTTAAGTGCCGCAGCTCTTTTTGAGTTTCCAGAACTATGATAATGATTTTTTGCCATATAACTTTTTTTATTTTATCGGTTTGATGTCAGAATTATGTACAATCCACATTGTACCATCACTAAGTTTTACATACGATGATTTTGAACCATATGGTTTTACGTAAGTTACAAATAATTCGTCTGGATTGTTTTTACTTATTCTAGCAACTGTAACATTACCAGTTTTAGTATTTACAGGTTGTTTAATCTTGCCATTGCTTAAATAATATATTGGATAGTCTACATCATATTGTTTAAATTGCAATTTATCACCTGTTTTATAAGATACCGCAACTGGTGCAACTGTCGCAGTTGGAACAACTGCAGTTTTGCTGAATTCTTTATTTAATTTAGCAATTGCCTCTGCATTTTTTAAAAGAATAGGTTTAGGATTTGTACCTGATTCCCAAGCTTTTTTATTCATTGTATACCATGCATTATCCATATAAGTATATATATACGGATCTGTATCACCCATTGTTTGCAACACATTGCCATCCGGTTGCTGATATGGATATGTACGTTTTTCTGAAGTTCCAGTTGGATCTGTTTTTGGGGGCGCAAACAAATTCTGAATCGGAACACCTTTTTCAACTTCGGGCTTATTAATTATCTCTTTTTCTTCCGGTTGGTCAACGGAAGCTGCTTTAATATCTGCCGCAGTAAATGATTGACCTTCATTCATATTTTTATATTTTGTTTGCTCAGCCGGACTAAGTTGTTTGAATTGAACCAATGTACTAGCTCCAATTGTATATCTTCGTGCAGTAACAGGTAACTCAGGAATTTCTTCCGGGGCTATATCTCGCCCAGCTTTTGGCTTATCGGTATTAGGATCTGCAGCGACACCGGTAGTTGATTTAATTTTTTTAGTTGATGGAACAATCCAAACATTCCATTTCATTCGACGTTCTGAATCTTTAAGATTGACGCTCAAAACATATTTATTTTCAGCTTTAGCATATTTACTATACGCACCAACTGTACTATCTGCCGATATAATACCAGGCAATGTATTTAACACATCCGTTTCTGTTGGCAATGGATCTTTTCCTAGTTTAATTGTATAAACAACTTCAAATGCATATATAGCACCATCGGCTAAAGCTTGATCAAATTCACCCACAGGCTTCATTGCTTGCACAGTAGCTTTGAATCTTCTAGATTCCAATAAATATTTTTTGATTATCGATTCTAACATAATTTCCTTTTTTATAAATATTGATTACCAATCAACTAGTACCATTTTATTGCTCCACAACATTACATTGTCTGATTTAAAATCTAAATCTAAATCTAAATCTGCGATACCCGTACGGTTTGTGTCTTGTTGCAAAGCCCGTAAAAAATTAACTAGTCTAGGGTTAGTATTGCGAGCTCCATCATTATCCAGATAATCAAATATACTAACTTCGCCTCCGGTTTCTCGAGCATACATTTTGAACTGATTCATGAATTGGTCAATCATCAATTTATCAGGTTTTGTTAATTGTTCTGCATTTGCCATTATATACATACTTTGTTTTGAATCAACATAATATACTGGAATAAATGTCGTAAATTCAGACCATCGGCCTACAATCACTTCTGCAACTTCTAATTCACTTTGTTCTTGTGTTATTTTGAAACATCGGTCCGTCCCATCAATTTCATAGACACGACCATTATCTCCAGCTGCAATAAACCGAAACTGTTTTGATTTAATTTTATTTAAAAGATCTCGCAACTCAGTGTCAACGATTTCTAATAATGATTTTAAACGTATCATGTTATCCTTTAAATGCAATATTTTTATCCAAGTCAATGCGAATTAAAAAATTCATATCAACATCGTTTCGTTTTTTAATTGGCTGTGCTAATTTACCAATTGCTAGTAATTCTCCGGCTTCATTATACAATCCAATTGTAGTTATGTAAGGAGCAAAAGCACTGCCACTAACAAAACTATGATATGTTGAATCATCGTCTTGTGTTAATGATAAATTAGTTGACATATTGAAATCGCCAGCATCTAATTTAGCAACAGCACTGAGTTCATTGATTGTTACAGTGCTTTGATAGCTAGCTGTATATGGACTTGATAAAATATCTTTAAATCTATAATCTGCTGATGAAATTACAACTAAGCCTTGTTTGCTAAACACGTTGCCAACATGAGCTGTTTGTAAAAATGTTCCTCCTACGCTACGGTCCGCTAACGCACTTATGTTGCTAGCGGAAAGTGACTTGTTAAATATTCTAATTTCATCGAGATAACCGCGGAAAGAAGAGATTATGTTAGGATGTCCACCTATATACACGTCAGATGTATTATCAATTCTACCCGACGCACTCAATGGGCTATATGTATTGGTAAGTATTTGATTGGATACAGAATTACTCAATGTTCCATCAATATATAATTCCAAAGTGCTTCCTGTTTTTTGACAAACAACGTGAGTCCATGATGTAGTTAATGCAACAGATGATGTAGTAAAAACTGTATTAACCGGACTTACACTAGCTGCAAACATTAATTTGTTTGATGAACCTAACCCAGATATAGCAAATGGATATTGACTTTGCAGTGAACTAGAGAGTTTACTAATTAGTAAATCACTAGCACCAAATCCTGATGGAGACCTGCTAATCCAAAAAGAAATTGCATAATCATGATCTCGATCATAATACCCAGGTATCGAAGTTTGTATATAGCTACTAATTAGAACGCCAGAATTACTAAATTTAGCAGCTAGACCAACAGACTGATTATCAACTAATGTTATTACACCGGGCAAATATATAACGTTTTCACTGATATATTGTATTCGAGTAGTGTCGAAATACTCATTGAAACCTTCATAAAATGTTTCGCCGCCGACAATCTTTGTTTGATCGAAATTAGCATCATATACATTGCTATAACGGTCGCTTTCTAAATTTATAGAGCCGGAACCGATAAATGTAAATGATTCAGCTTTAATACCTTCACCAATTTTTATTTGAGGAATTGACAATACAGATGCAGATTCAAATAATACTTTTGTAGTTCGATTTAAATCAGTCGGACCATATGATTTATACGGCTCATTTTTGTATTTATAATATAAATGATTGACAGAATGATAAATAACAGTTTGCAATGATCCGTTAATATTTGCTGCATCATTGTATACTAATTCACTGCCTAGTGCTGGCAGTTGATCTGAATAAATTGCATTTAATGGCATCATGCTACTAGTAGAACTACCAGATATTACAGTCCAAGATTTATAAACTTGGAATGGATTAAGCATCACATCCGTTGGATCTATCTTTTTAAAGACAGTTGGATATGCGCCTATATATGTATTTTCATTGTTTGATAATCTAGACTCAGCCATATTCAGTAAAAACCCTACTACATTTATTATAAATATAGCAGGGCTTAAATCAATGTGTTATTTTAAAAATCTAACTTAACTCGGATCAATGCTTCTCGTTGGAATGATTTTAGCAATGGCTGACTTAATTTAGCTACTCCTAATAATTCCTGACGATCATTATACAATCCTACCGTAGTAATATATGTTTTAGGATCGCCTATAAAAGTTGCTTGTGAAATTTGACCAACACTTCCACTTACATATGATGGATTATTTGAAAAGTTATATTCTGCATTTTTAATTCTTACAAAATAATGTGTACTTGTTACTTTTTCTGAGTTACGAGCTTGGAAACCGAATGGATCACTAGTAGCCGAACTTGTTACAAGTGCAGATCCGGAAATAGAATGGAACAATGCAAAGTGATTGTTACCTTCAGAACTTGAACCAGTATTAGTTTGGAATTTAAGTTGTTGATCTAACATTTTACCATCTAGTATCAATGTTCCATAATCTGGGTAAACTAATCCGTAATATACAGGTGCTGTTGGATTAAAAACACCACTATTTATTGAACCAGAAACAATGTTATAAACCATGCCAGCTCCAACTTGAGTTCCCTGAGAGATTGATGAATCATCAATCAATGTAGTAATTATAGTTGAACTTGAAACTGCTACAGAACCCGTTGCGTTCAATGGTCTAGATCCAGAAATTTGTCGTAATGGTAATTCAAAATTACCAACATCTAATTTTTCTTTAACACGATTACGTTTAAAGTTAACAACATAAATTGAATCAGTACTACCAGATCCAGCAGTTGTAAAACGAGTATCTGTTGCATTAAGTAATAATTGACGATACTGTGAATAGATTGCTTTACTTGGAGAATCGTTAAGTTGTCCTTGAGAATCAGAACCACTACCTAACGCATTTCCATATGCCAATGAAAACTGAGTTACAGATCCATCTGCTGCAGGATCAGCTTGTAAAACATCAATATAATATCTACGTTGAGATGTTGTCGCCGTTGATGATGTAAAATAAGTAGTTAAACTTGCTACATTATCACTCCATAATCCGCCAGTTACAACCTCCGTTTGATTTGATATAATATCATTCACGGTATCAAACTTTGTAAATACACGGCCGTTTCTTGTCAACATTTGACTTTGTTGCATATCTGCAACCATTTGATCTGCTAATTGTTGAGCTAATTGCTGAACTTGATCATTAACCGCCGCTGTTGTGTTTGCTGTAGCAGCCTGCAGAGCTGCAGTTATAGCTGGTGTAGAAATTGCCGTAAGATTACCAGCAGCACCAGCCGTTCTAGTAGACCCTAGTGATGATATTCTACTTGGAGTAATACCATGGCGTGGTTGATTTTTTAATTGATTTATCACTGTTGATGTATTCATGTTCTTACCTATTAAATAGTCGCAGTAGTTGCTTGGTTAACTGTTAAATTAATTGTAACACTACCACCTGTTTCATTTGCAATAATAGTAATCGAAGCAGTTTTACTAGACAGCAACTGTGTTTTAGCAACAACACGGAATTCAAATCCTGCTACTGCAACACTTTGTGCATCTTCATTATCACCAATAAATCTAGGAGTCGTCGGAAGGGTTGAATTCTGTAATGCTCTAGTAACTTGTATATCAGCCACCGTAGAATCAGACAAAATTGCCGTGTATCCTAAATTTGCATTACCGCCTTGGAAGTTACTTGTATTAGGAGCAATAATTGCACTGTCGCCTGGAGCTGCCAATGTAATCAATGTATTACCTACAGTAATTACTGGTATATTTGTTGTTTGTTTAGGCAACGTGATTAACTTGTATTTTAATGCTTGAGTTTCATCAGGAATTGCTTCAGTTATTGGCATATTTTCAATAATAGTACCATAATAATTTGTTCCTAGTGGATGATCTGGATTCCATAATGAATAATCAATTTCATCATCACCTACTGCAAACTGTGTAATACTAAATGCACTACCTCCTTTTGCTAGCAATTCACGTCCTTTTAATGTTAGTATAGCGTCAATCGTTACCGACGTATTATCTAAATATCCCATATTGTTTTAACCTTATTTTATATAAATATACATGTTATTAATTTTGGTGTTAAACTAACACAAAACTTCCTTGGTCTCCTGCTGTCTGATACATTAGTTGATTTGGATTGCTAGTAAACCATTCTGCTACCGGGCCACCATCTATTGTTTGCGTTGATGCAATATTAAATCCTGGACTAGACATTTGCGAACCAGCATATCTTTGATTGCTAATACCGGTTGGTAAATAATCTGACACATCAGATAATGTTGATCCTGATACATATTGGTATGTTGATGGCACGCCTGTTATATAAATTGGTTGTACGGCATCACTTAACCAATATGGCGATGACGCAGTAATCCACGTAGACCCGGAATATAATAAATATTCATATGAATATATCGCACTATCATATTTAGCTGCATTTGACGCCGTTAAATATAATTGCCATTGATTATCGTCAATTGCATTGATATCCATAATAACATCATTGAAACTACCAGCATAATAAAAATAATCTCCTGATGCTGTTGGTTGAGTGTTTTGAATTTCAGTTAAATAACTTGAATCATACGGCTTAAATGTTGGTAGTATAGTATCTTTGCTTCGTTCTAATACATTTGGCTTAATTAATATTCCAAGAAGCTTATCAGTACGGGCTGGCAGTAATTGTTCTAATTGTTTAAAAAATGATAAATCAAACAATGTAAACATGTTTATATATGCATTGATATCATTTTTAGTATCATACTTTTTCCAATACGACTGTGCGAAGTGAATTAAATCTGGATATGATTTTGCATTCAAATTGCCCGGGTCACCGATATAATCATCTAGTGCAGTAAATCCAAACTGCGCAAATACATCTTCATCAATCATTGTTTGTGGTGAAAAGTATATGCCTAATTTTTTACTATCTAGAGGTGCTTTATCAAATTGACTGCGTTCAGCTCTAGTTTTAACATCCAATGATCCAACTAAATTGTTTGATTCTAAACGAACTTTGTTGTCATCAAATGTACCAGCCCCTAATGAAATTGCATCATAATAATATGTTTCTTCAATTGAATCATACGGTGTACTAGTACTCCAACTAGCAAACGATGCTGATGATATTGTAGATGGTTTAGGCTGCACTCCAACCAATGAACCAGTTAATGTATGATTAATTTTTTGTGTTAATGGTACTCGAAATATTAGTTCATCATATGAATTAACATTGCCGTCATATGCTGCTGGCGCTTTAACATGATTATTAAATGATGAATCTTGCAAACTGCTTGACCACAATCTTAATTCTTGTAACTGACCTACTAATCTAGAAGCACCGGCACTTGTTCCACCCAATGTAACAACGCCATTAGTTGCAAATGATGCAGTTGCTGATGCAGATACTGCTGCTACAATTTTACCGTATTTAGATTTTTTAGTTACAACATCTAGATTAGTTCCATTAGTTCTCAATACGGCTGTTAACCAACCGCCATCAAACATTTCAATATCGGTAGAGCCTGTACCATTAATTTGTATAGTACCTAATGTACCACTAGTATAATCTAAAGTTACTACATTTGAACCTACTGTAAATAATGTCATTGTACTAGGAATAGTAGGAGTAGTAACGACATCAGCTGTTCGATATCTCAATTCAATTGAATTAATTGACTGCGAATAATTAACCTGTACAGTACCGGCGGTATTTGTAATTAAATCTAATGCATAATCAAAATTCAATTTTTCATATACCGGTGCTCTATCAATTCTAGGTCCACCATATTCATTGATTGATATCATTGATTGTGGTATTCCATAACATGATAATAATGCTTGAACACTACGCTTAGTACCTTTACTTTTCAATAGGTATGGTAAATTATTTACAATTCTTCTCCAAACCGTATAAGTCATATTTTGACTAGATACAGATGGATCGCCAACCGAATTAGATCCAGTTAACGGCGTGCCTGATTCATTTGTTCCTAATACATATTGCCATAATTCGTGATTCTGATGACCATCAGTTAGGTTCCAACCAAATTGCTTAGCAACCGAATATAATAATTCATTTGGCATTCCTAATTTAGGATTTTCTTCGCGTTTATTGACCTTAGTCATATGATTGATATATGTATACAAAATATCATAATGATGACCTAACATGTTAACAAATGTAGCTAATTGAATGTTATTTTCATCATAACGAATATATTCTGGAACTGCGTATATCAATGCGTTTGCATTTAAACTATCATATAATGATGCTGTTGCATATAAATTGTCATACCATGTAACAAATTGAGGGCTAGTACTATTAGCTAATGAATATGGTACTGTTGAATTTGTTTTTGGCGTCGGCGTTATGTAGCTTCCTGTTACTGAAGGAACCGACGGCGATTCATGTGGTATTGGATTTGATGTTAATATCGACGATGATTGATAATATAAAAATTGTTCGAACGCATCAAATCCGCCTATCAAATTGGTTTTCGTAGTAGCATAATCCGCTGCATTAGTTGCAGCAACACTTCCGGATAATTGTGATATTACTATACTTTGTGATGTATAATATTCTAATAAACCTAATTTATATTTGAAATTTTCTAGACGTTCAACAGCTGAACTATAAAAAATAAAATTATTAAAATCAGAATAATCAATGTTTAATTTAACTCCAGCTAAACTTCCGGAAAAATATGCATCGACAACCTGTTGTGAAGTTTGTACAGATGATCCTAATAAATCATTCCAATTTTTTAAATCGGTTTCTGTTGATGTATTATATGTAGCAGTTGCCTGCCAATTTGGATTAGCTAATCGATTAAATTGTGTAGCAGTATATACCGGATAAATTACTACAGTATCAATGTACGGATCTTTTTCTTCTCTAACAACCCAACATTTAAAATCAACATCATATGTGTTTGGTAATGGCTCTGCTAATTTTACGTATAAGTATTCTCCAATTACAACACTATTAATAAATAATACATTTTGATTTCTACTGAAATTTAACAAGTATGATTTATAATATGTAGATGATGTTTGATTAACTGTGTTAATATATGATGCAATTTGTTCTAAAAATTGAGGATTAGTAGCATCAATTGCACGTAATCGAACTTCAGTACGATCTGGAGATATCTCATCAATTGTTAAAAATTGTTGTTCATAGTTACCAATTAAATTTTCAAAGAAATTAACAATGATGCGGAAGTTGCCAGCATTTAATTGTAATTGATTAAATTCATTGTATAAGTCAATAGCAACCGGCTGACTAGGCAATGTAATTAACTGATTGGTATTTTTATCTCGATATTCTGGAATCTTTTGTACAACTTGTATTTTGTGATTTCCAGTAAGCCAAGTATCGCCAGAATAAACATGCAACTCAATTCTAGATTCATTAGTTTGTTGAACTAATTTTGGAATCTGTTTAACGCGCTCATTTGCATTGTAACTCAAAAGACTAGTTTTTAAAATAGGCAGTCTGGTTGCAGATACAGATTTAGCTGTATTATTAATTTGCTCGATATTTTTATATTGTGTTAACATTGTATCAAATTTCCTGATTCCAATCATCTACATTTTTAGATGCATCGGTAATTACCCAATATGTTTGGTCCGCGTCAACTACATGTCCTGTTTGTTGAACTCCCATTCCGATACTAAATTTGTCGCCTAGCTCAAATGAGTCATTAGCAATAATTAAATCTAATTCAGTATCTCGAAATTCGCCAAATTCGATTCTACTAGATGGCGATGTAAATA